TACGGCACGAACCACGACCCTTGTCAGGTTCTACGGAATTGTGTGCACCCGCTGTTAGGTAAGCAGGTATTTGATTCCTTCTTAGCACTATAAGACCTGCACATATGCTGCCCTCAACTCACCGACTCAAAAAAATTTCTTGACATTTTTCTTCTGTTAGCATATAATTGCTATATTCTAACAGGAGGAATTTTCATGAGTTCATATTGGGGTTATCATTTAATGCTAGACTGTAGCGGGTGTAATGCAAATATTTCAGATCGTACTGCAATCTACACTTTTATTAAAGACTTAGTCGAGCGTATCGATATGGTTGCCTTCGGCGAGCCTATTATCGAGCACCTACTTCCAGGAGACCCGAAACAAGGGTACAGCCTGATGCAACTAATTACAACTTCAAATATCTGTGCACATTTTATGGATTTAGACGGTACAGCATACTTCGATGTATTTTCCTGCAAGGAATACGACATTGAGACGGTAAAAGAAATCGTAGCTGAGTACTTTGAGCCTACAAAAATGCGGGTTAACTTTGTCACAAGGCATGCAGACTAGTAGTGGCTACTTACTATAAAACAATTAACTTGCCTTTTCAGACAAGTGCTACCCAAAATCTGACTACAATCGATAATGTTGAGCTTACGATTCAGTTTGATTATGGCATTACTGTTACGCCTACAAACTGTACTGCAGTTAAGCTGAGTGGTAATGGTGGGAGTACAGGCGCTACCGAAGTGTGGCAGATTACTCCAAGCGGTACGGGCTCATACAATGTAGCTGTCTATCAAGCATACTTTGCTAAAAATGCGAGCCTGTCTGGCACAGTAAGTACTTATACTGCTCCATCCGAAGAGACTTATGGCTATGAGCAGTATGACTCTAGTAATAACCTAGTTCTTGACTCGGGCACTCCCGTAGCGACCCTTATTAAAATAGATAATATAAGTTTTTACCTTGCTCCTACTTCATCGACAGCTGAACCTGGCCCATACTATAACTATGCCTTACCTGGCGTAACGTCTCAAGCAGACTTAGACAATAACTATATCTTCAACCGTATCACTGATACTGGGTTTAGTATCTTTGGAGGTCGAGGAACATTTACTTGGGAATATGTTTCTCCCGGACAAGTAAGAGCATATTACACAGTCGCATGTACAACTCTTTTCGGTGATCCTCGCCCCTGTACTTCTTTAGATGGTGAGCAAGGTAATTTTCAAATATATACAATAGGTAAAGCGTTATGAGTTATGGCATGGTTGTAGATAATTCCTTAGGCGAGCGAGTATTTGATACAAATAACTACGTAAGTCTTGGTTCCGCATACTACACAACAACAAATAGTCAATCGCCTGCTACTAAAACATCAGTCCCTGCTTACTGTAGGGGTGAAGATCAGGATGTAGATAAGCCCGCCTTATACTGGACAAATGTTGCTGCGACATACTCAAGCGTCTTTCAGATGGCTTTCTATGAAAGCGATACCGGTGGCTACAAGAGTGCTGAAGAGGCGCAAAAATTTAGAATGGTACATAACGGGGTTGATTATATTTTTCAGTCTGCTGACTTCACTCTTTATGGTACTAGCCCTAATCAATACCGCCGATGGAACTTTGACAAAGATGTTTCGTCTTTTCGCTTTCCTTCAGCCTCTCGCACAATTATAGAAACTGATAAGTATTATGCCAAACCGCTTATATATGCTAGGCCTCTATCTTCTGGGTATACAGGGCAGTTTGCTATTTGGGGAGATGCAACAGGTTTTTGGCTTCAGGATTACGATCTCTCAAATAACCTGAGAGCGAATGGCACTAACTCATTCGAGATTATGATATGTAACAGCGGAGAAGAGTTTGGAGGTATAAACAATACAGCAAAGTATACTGCGGGGTCTTCCAACTACGGAGTACTCTGCCAGACAGATGATACGATGCAATATACTCCAAGTAGTTCTTTATCTTCTTTTACAACTTTCGATAGTAGAGCACGACCAGCAGAAATAGTTTTAGTTGTGGGGTGGGCCGGAGGAACACCTGGAACAGCTACTACATATGCATTAGGAGGCTTAACTACTTCAAGTGTTAAAAGATGGTGTTTAATGAATAGCACAGATCAATGGAAGTTTACAGGTACCAACCAAGAATGGAATGTAAAGTATAAATGGTTATCAAATAATAACATATCTTTAGTATGGACAAGCTCTCAAGCAGCGCACCTATTTCTCTATACTGAAGATGCACTCACAAGCAAAGCACCCTTTGCAGTAGCAGAATTCGGAGCAGGCGTATGAATTATAAATTAACAGTAGATACAAACGGAAATATACTAAATCAGTATAGAACCTCAGAAACTCAACCCGACCATAATACGGTAGATGAGGATGGTAATATACGTGTAGACTCCTTATTTTTACGTGATCCTATAACCCACTACTGGGGTGGAGAGGGTTGGCTGTACCGAGAAGCCCCTCCAACAGACTGGCACGTCTGGGAGAACGGAGAGTGGGTAGAGTCATTAACGAAAAAAGAAATAGTAGAACTACAAGCAATGTTAGCAGTTCGTCGAACACGAAATGCTTTATTATATAAATCAGATTGGACTCAACTTAATGACGCGCCCCTAACTGATGAGAAGAAAGCAGAATGGCTTACTTACAGAACAGCGCTAAGAGATATAACTAATATAATAGTAACTAATGAAAGTTTAGTGTCTTGGCCGGTAGAACCATCCTAGGAAAAAATATAACTTGACATTTTGTCCCAGCTAAGATATACTAGGACAAATAAAGGTACCTCTAATGAAAAACTTAAAACTTTTGCTTGTTCTACCCTTACTCTCTTGTTTAGCGGTAGCACAGGATGACGTTATCGTCACAGACTCGACTACACGAAGCGATGTGACGTCTTCGTCTACTACAACTTTGAAGTCGCCACCGCCTTCAGCAATTACACCTACAATGAATATATCAAACTCTGATTTATGTACTGTAGGTGTAGCGGGTGCAGTGCAAACCCAGATACTGGGTATTTCCGCAGGTACTACCATGCGTGATATGAATTGCGAGAAGTTGAAGAATGCAAAGACGTTATATGACATGGGCATGAAAGTAGCAGCAGTTTCAGTGATGTGTCAAGACAAGCGCGTCTTTGATGCAATGATGATGGCTGGAACACCTTGCCCATATGATGGTATGATTGGAGCAGATGCAAAGGCTGGATGGGCAACTAATCCCGAACTGCAACCAGGCGGTGAAGAAGCGGAGAATATGGATGATACTACGAAAAAGACACTACTTGGTACCGCTGGTGTTGGTAGCTTACTCCTCTTACTCCTCCTCTGAGGTAGTATTTGGATCAACCAACCCTACTAGTGGCTACGACTGGGTAATGACTAATATCTTGCCGCAGCAGGCAGGGTTAACCGTAGGTTCAGTAATATATCGTTATAGCGTAGATAAAGTAACAGAAGACCCAATGCTTGTACACGTTCAGAATGAGAACGCAGCGGGGTCAGGGTATATCTTTCGATCTACAGATGATTGGTCAGGCCTGCCAGGTAACACAATCAACAAAGCCATATCTGTAGGTGATGTTCCTCTTGAAAGCTGGGGAGCGGGGTCGATTGAAGTCGAAGGCATCGGAACTGTAGAAGATCCAACTGTTGTCTATACTTATCGGTATGATAGCTGTTTTGATCCACAGAGTGATCCAACCTGTATTGGCTATGTAGCTCCAGTAAACTACGAAGATACATTCTCTTACGTTGATCCTTTGAGCGATGAATTCATTCAAGCAGAGTTAGCACGAAAAGCAGAGATCGAAGAAGAGGAAGAAGCCGAACGTAAAGCACGAGAAGGCGAAAAGAAAAAAGAAAAGCTCGAAGAGCTACTTGGTGGTATAAATACCGCTATGTTAGATGCTCAAGCTACTGCACAAGCAGATGCACTATTTTCGATGAATTATATGCCTGTAGGCTATTATTCATCAATACCCGGAGGTAGTTATGCCGACACTCTTAAATATCAGGATAAGCAACTACCATCAAACAAGAAAGGCCGCAGAATAGGTCTTGCTCAACAACTACTACATGAGGAGATGGTTGAATCACAATATGATTCAAAGAGTGCTAAATAGCACTGGAGATAATTTATGTTTAAGAAAACACTGGTAGCTGCTGCATTACTCGCATCTAGCTCAATCCTTGCAGAAGTTCCAATTTCAGGAACTGTAGCATCCAAATGTGTAATTACTACAGACACCCCCGGTATCTACGGTAACCCTACGCCCAATATCCTTAGCACCGATCTAGTTGACGGTGGTATTCCTCCAGTTATTCGCTTTGATATTATTAGTGCAAACAACTATAAAGCGGCGATCACTATTCCAAATGAATTCTCTGCTAGCCCCGCGCTTAGCGATACAGTGAACTGGGACGGGTCTGCAGTTGTTGGTGAAGTCAGTGATGCATCAATGGCAGCCTTTGAAACTAATAAGCGTGTCTATAATAATACTACTGAGTTCGATCTTACCGTTGCGGGTAGTGTCTGGTTTGATATTACTTCTATTGCAAAGTATGGCTTTGATAAAGCTTTCCCGTCCGGAACATATAGCTCCGTAGTAGAAGCGGAATGCGTAGCACTTTAATACTACTAGTATTTCTGAGTGGCTCAGTAATGGGCCACCAGTTTACTCCTACTTATCCAAAGTTAAAACCTTCTTATGTTCAAGGAGTTTTAACTACAAAAATGGAACTCTTTAATACTCGAAAAGATATAAGCTATTATTCAATTGGAGTTTTTGATAAGGATTGGAACAAAGTAGCCTTTGCTACAGATAGTCGAATTGTACAAATAGGTTACCTGAATAGAAAGTCTATAGACGTGTATATTCGTAGCCTCGATAAAACAAGAGCTGTATACATATGCTCTCAGTCAAAAATGCTAGAAGGCTATAAACAGTCTACGATAGTATCCTCTAAAATCTGCTCGAAGATAAAGTAATGAAAAAATATATAATTGTATGCCTACTTGCAAGTACAGCAGCTTGGGGAGACTCTAGCTCATTAAATGTGGCTATACCACAATCTCCACAGACTTATCAGTCTGATAGATTTCGAGCCGGAGACTTAGACTGTTCAAATGCAATAGGCTCTTCTACAAATGTAGAGTTTGGGGTAGTAGGCCTCTTGAACACTCCAAACCAGTTTGACCCTTACAATACTGAGGTAATACAGAATCAGCTGAAGCCTCAGGTAGCAGATGTCGGTGTATACGCCCGAATCACAATACCCATTGGCGGGCCGAAAGAAAGAATTAATTGTAATACTCTTTATAAGCTTGAACTTGAAAAGAAAAGACTTGAAGTTTATAAACTACAACAAGAATTAAATAACTTAAGACAGTTAAAGTTCGTAGAGGAATAACAATGGCAGAGTTTGAAATTGGAGGAATGACGTTCCGAGGAGGAAAGATGATGATTGTATTGACAGCATTATCTACTCTTGGTGGCTCATCCTGGGCCGCTTTCGAGTTCTACAAAGATTACATGGATATGAAAGATATCGTAGCTAACATAGATGTAGGCGCTATCGAAGCACGTAATAATGTTATTGAAACTAAACTAGACGAAGCAATTGAATATACACGAGATATTAAGTCTGGTCTTCGAGATGATATTATCTCAATCGAAAAACAGGCAGATCGTGTAGAAGATCAGGTACGTGCTTCAGAAGAGAAAGTACGAGTAATGATTGATAAGGCAAACGAACGCTTTGAAACAAAACGAGACTCCTTAAAAGCAGACACTGATAGAGACATGAAAGAGCTAGAAGAACGTCTAGAGGCTAAACTGCAAAGAGCCTTAGATAACCCCTTGTCAGATTGACCTTACAAAAAAAGTTCTTGACAATCAAACCCTATAAAAGTATAATGTAACCATGAGTAAAGAGATAACCACAATTTCCCCAGAAGGCTTGGAGATAGCTAATTGCTACTTACAGTACGGCAACATTCGTGCTGTCTGCGATTATATGAATGTCGCAGAGAATAAGGTAGTAGATATACTCAATAAGAGAGATGTTAAAAGATATATTGACACCGTATATCTCGATATGGGATACAGGAATAAGAATAATATAGCGAGTCTCTTAGATGAGATGATAAAAAGTAAACTAGACGAGGCTCAGGAAACTGGCGTATACTCTTCTAAAGATCTTGCCGACCTTCTGCAGATGGCTCACAAAATGCGTATGGATGAGATTAAAGCAATGGCTGAAATCGAAAAAGCGCAAAATGCTAGTAGCATACGTAATCAGACAAATGTTCAGATTAACGAGGCTATGCCATTTGGTCAAGGGAACTATGGTAAGTTAATGGAAAAATTATTAAGTGGAAACGAGTAACCTAGAGTCTTTATTAAAGCAACACCTCGCAGCCGATCAAGCTCGGCTGGATCGTATCGAAACGAAAATAGACAAACTGTCTGACACTGTAGTCGCACTCGCTCGTGCAGAAGAGAAGTTATTTAATTTAGAAGCCTCTCGAATGAATATTCTCGACACCTTAGACGAGCATGAAGAGCGGCTTGATAATATTGATCGACGCTTAGCAGATGGAGCAGTCACACTAAATACTATCACTAAGCTAACATGGGTAATTGTAGGATCGGCTTTAGCAGCCTTATTCGCCGTACTGATAAATTAACCTAGGATAAAGGGAGAAATAAATGATTTATGAAAAACGTGGTCAATGGTGTTGGAGAGATTCAAACGGTAAACTACATAAGTTCAAAACAGAAGAAGAAGCAATCGTCGCAGCGGGCTTTCCTATGCCCCAAGCAGAGCTAAAACCTTTGAGCTCGTGGTTAGAGGATCTTGACGATGCCGAAGAAGAAAGCGAGTAGGCCAGGATTATACGCAAATATTAACGCAAGAAAGAAACTAGGTATCAGTCGCAGCAAGAAAAAGTCTACGATATCTCCTAAAGCGTTCGCAGCTATGAAGAGCGGATTTAAAAAGAGGAGAAAGACCAGTGCCCGTAAAAAGAAAAAGTAAAGCAAAAAAGAAAGACTCTCGTCTAGCTCGTGCAAAAGTATCTGGCTTTAACAAGCCAAAACGCACTCCGGGCCACCCTAAAAAATCCCATATTGTTGTAGCCAAAGTAGGCACCAAGGTAAAAACTATTCGTTTCGGCCAGCAGGGAGCTAAAACGGCAGGGAAGCCCAAGGCTGGAGAATCAGCCGCTATGAAGAAGAAACGCGCATCATTTAAAGCACGCCATGCAAAAAACATTGCAAAAGGCAAGATGTCCGCAGCATACTGGGCAGATAAGGTAAAGTGGTAATGGAAGAAGAACTAAAAGCAGCAGGCTATCACCCAGCAGATACTAATGGAGACGGATGCGTCACCGCAGAAGAGCACGCAATGTATATGGAGTTCAAAAGAAAAGAACTCGAAGATAAAGATGCACAGCGTGATGCAATTCGTAAGATGGCATGGTTTTCCTTAATTGGTTTACTTGTTTATCCCGTGGGTATTGCGATTACTTCATTACTAGGCATGGACAAAGCTGCCGAACTAATTGCTAACATTGCACCTACTTATTTTGCCTCTATTGCAGTACTAGTATCGGCGTTCTTTGCAGCGGATGCGGTAGGTAAGAAATGAGACTAGCTCTTGTTTTAACAGCATTACTTATATCTGCTTGTGGCAGTATCCCAAGCTTTTATGATGATAACGAATCTTTACTTGCTGTAAAGGTTCGTCATCAAGTATCTCAGTTAGACTGTTCAGCACCAGACAAAGCGCAAATTCTAGAACTAAAGAAACAAGTTGATATACTTGCTTTATACTCTGACAGTAAGAAGTCTAATGATATTGGAGAGCTTATTGCTCTTATGCAAGAAACATCTAATGGCTTATATAATAAAGAATCTTTTTCTACACCATATTGTAACTTGAAGAAAAAGGCCCTTGAATTACAAAGCAAAGATATTGCTAGCGCAATAATGAAGAGATTTTAATGAAAGAGATACTTGAACTAGTAAACAGCGATAATAAAGAGATGTCTGCCGTAGCAATTATGCTGGTTGACCTCGAAAAAGACTTTACATCTGGGTCAGTAAGCAAGGACGAGTATATAGAAATACTCAAAGACTTAGAGAATACGCACTCAGTTAAACAAGGCGGCGCCTCTATTGAGTTAAAAGGTACACTGTTGAAAGGTATTTCAGCATTGTTAAAGTTAGCGTAGGGGTTAAATTATGATAGGCTTATACGGTTTAGACATTGCACGTGCGGCAGAAAGAGATTACACAAGCGAACATAAGTTTGGATCTAATCCTAACCTCACTTCAGGCCTTCAATCTATTTGGTCTCAAGGTGGTTTATATCCTTGGGGAGAGTTTGACGCAGGAGCAGTAACTTTATATATAACTAGTACCAGCACCTCCGATACTTCTACTATTAAGATTTTCGGCCTTGACAGTAACTGGGACTTACAAAGCGAAGTTCTCACTATGTTAGGAACTACTACAGTTCCTACTGTTAAAACATATAAGCGCATATATCGCATGATATATGATCATACTGGAACAAACGCAGGACTCATTACCGCTAGAACAGTTTCAGGAGCAGGCACAGTGGTTGCTCGTATAGATACAGGTGTTGGGCAAACACTAATGGCAGTATATACGATACCAAAAGGCTATAATGGTTACTTGTGTCAAAGCACTGTAGGTATTGGAAAGGGCGGCGACGCTTCCTTCAGACTATATATCAGAGACAACCACTATGGAGAAACCGCTTTTAATATTAAATCTGATGTAAACTTGTACCAGTCTACAGTTTCCCAAGATTATACCGTACCACTTCGTTTCATACAACAAACCGATATTGATTTTAGAGCGTTGACTTCAGGAAATAACTTTCATGCCACCGCATCCTTCGACCTAATACTAGACAAGACATAATAATATGGCAATACAAATCAGTCGCCGGGACATCACCGGCGATTACCTACTAGACTTCCCCTCTGAGGATAAGTTTCTAAAACTTCCTGTAGAGCCATATCTTCAGTTATTAAATATTGAACCCCTTCCTTCGCAGATAGCATTAATTAATGCTGTTAACTGCCCTAAATACCGTTTTATTTGCGCAGCTCTTTCGAGACGACAAGGTAAAACGTATATAGCAAACATTATAGGACAACTTGTATCTTTGGTACCTAAGTGTGCTATTCTTATTATGTCACCTAACTACGCACTGTCACAAATCTCTTTTGACTTACAAAGAAACTTGATTAAGCATTTTGATCTAGAAGTCACTAAAGATAACGCAAAAGACAAGGTGATTGAAATCTCTAATGGTTCTACAGTCCGTATGGGCTCCGTGAACCAGGTTGATTCTTGTGTTGGTCGAAGCTACGATTTAATTATATTTGACGAAGCAGCGTTGGCAGACGGTCGTGATGCGTTTAATGTCGCACTTCGACCAACACTTGATAAACCGAATTCAAAAGCAATCTTTATTTCTACCCCACGGGGTCGTAATAATTGGTTCGCTGAGTTCTTTGATAGAGGCTTTAGCGAGGAGTTCCAAGAGTGGGTTTCTATTAAAGCAACCTATCGAGATAACCCGCGTATGGCTCAATCAGATATTGATGAAGCACGTAAGTCTATGTCAGAAGCTGAGTTTAAACAAGAGTACGAGGCTGACTTCAATACCTTTGAAGGTCAGGTATGGCCATTCGATCATGAGTTATGTACGGGTAACTTCGAGGGTTTAGACTTATCAAAAATGGATGTGTTCGCAGGCCTTGACGTTGGTTATCGTGACCCTACAGCCTTCTGTGTAATCGCATATGACTGGGACGAAGAAAAGTACTACCTCTTAGATGAATACTTAGACGCAGAACGTACAACTGAACAGCATGCTGCTGAGATAAGCCGCATGATTGATAAATGGGATATCGATTATATCTATATTGACTCCGCAGCACAGCAGACACGTTTTGACTTTGCACAACAGTATGATATTAGTACTATCAATGCGAAAAAGTCAGTATTAGACGGCATCAGTCACGTGGCAGCTATTGTAGATAATAATCGACTAATGGTAGATCAAAAATGTTTAGAGACATTAGCTTCTTTAGATCAATATCAATGGGATCCAAATCCAAACCTGGCAAAAGAAAAGCCAAAACATAATAGAGCATCGCATATGGCAGACGCCTTGCGATATGCTTTATACTCATTTCAAACAAGCAACAGCGGGTTTTAGTGATACCTATTGAAAAATAGTATTTGACAATATACCTGCTACACGATATAATTCTGGTATTGAAAAATGGAAATGAAAAGAGACCGAATAAAATACATTCGTGATAGAGCTAAATCAAAGTACAACAAAGGCTCGGAATGTCGTATTTGTGGAGATACTAGGGAGCTAGATTTCCACCACTATTATAGCCTCAGTCCGCTTTTAGCGAAGTGGTTAAAAGAAAAAGAAAGAGTAAGACCAGAGCACTATACGAATGAGTATATAGTTATCTGGAGAGATGAGTTTATAGAAGATATGAGTAAAGAGTTATACGATGATACTGTTACTCTATGTCACTCACATCATTTACTTCTACATTCCCTTTATGGTAGAAATCCAAGTTTAGGCACTGCTACAAAGCAAATGAACTGGGTTGAGATTCAACGAGAAAAACATGGCATGGTATAACCCCTTTAGTAGTAAAGCAGTTAGCCAGGATGAGCTTTACGAAAAGCTTAATCCGGCTCAGCCTTATTACGATAGTAAAGTAGAAGCATCTCGTGAACCTATTTATAACTATGAACGGGCCTACGAAGAATTAGAAATCGTTAACAGAGCAGTTAATATGCTCGTTGACGATTGCGCAGAAATACCTGCAACCGTAGGAGACGCAACTAAAGGTAATAGTGTAGTTAAAGGAATCAAACGCTCACGTGTAGAATTGCTTTTAAATATAGAACCAAACCCTTTCCAAGATATTAATACATTCCGTAGAAACCTAATCATTGACATGATTATTGACGGTAATATCTTTATTTATTTTGATGGTGTACACTTGTATCACTTACCCTCTGCGGATATGACTATCCACGCAAGTGATACTACATATGTAGAGAAGTACACTTATAAAGAGCGTATCACCTACTCTCCTAGTGAGATTATTCACATCAAAGAGAACTCTTTTTATTCTATCTATCGTGGTGTGCCGCGCCTAAGTCCCGCACTACGTACGATCCAGCTTATGATGTCTATGCGTAAATTTCAGGATAACTTCTTTAAGAATGGCGCAGTACCAGGATTAGTTCTCAAGAGTCCTAATACTTTGTCAGAGAAAATTAAAGACCGCATGCTTCAGTCATGGCAGGCGCGCTATAAACCAGATGCTGGCGGTCGCAGACCTCTTATTCTTGATGGCGGTATTGAAGTAGACAAGATTTCAAATGTAAACTTCAAGGAGCTTGACTTTCAAGCCGCTATTAGTGAAAACGAAAAAATTATTTTAAAAGCTATTGGAATTCCGCCTATTTTGTTGGACTCTGGTAACAATGCAAATATTCGTCCAAACATGAGATTGTACTACCTAGAGACTGTACTTCCTATTGTACGAAAAATTAACTTCGCAATGGAAAGATTCTTTGGTTTTGTAGTGAAAGAAGATGTTACTGACATTCCGGCGCTTCAGCCAGAATTAGCAGACCAAGCTTCTTACTTTGCCTCCTTAGTTAATACAGGCATTATGACACCAAACGAAGCTCGAAAGATTCTAGGCTATGATGAAATAGAAGGCCACAGTGATTTAAGAGTACCAGCCAATATCGCAGGTAGTGCCGGAAACCCTAGTGAGGGTGGCAGACCAAAAGATACAGATTCAAATTCAGGAGATTCAAATGTCTAATGTTAGACAACGTAAAAAAACGTTACATGATTTAGCAATGTACTTTGCAGAGAAGGGTAAAGTCCTTACTCAAGCAGAGTATATCAAAGCAGAAGATAAGCCAGTTACTTTTTGGGGTATTCGTAATGTGTTTCGTAACTACTCTCGCATGGCCGAGATGTTAGAAAGAAATGAGCCCGATCTTTATGCTTTAATAGGTAAGAAAGAGGAGCCTAAGCCAGTTGCACCTAAACCCGCACCTGTAGTAGCGGCTGCTCCTAAGCCCCAACCAAAGCCTGAACCTGTGGCTACGGTTAAGCCTGCACCAGCAGTAAAAGTGGAAAAGTAAGATGGATAAAATTTTTAATCTTACATCTACCTTTAAGTCCCTAGAGGGTGAAGATGGTTCTGTCATGATTCGTGGAATGGCCAGCACAGCTGACTTTGATCGCGCGGGTGACTCTATCTCAGCCGAGGCTTGGACAAAAGGCGGATTGAAAAACTTTGAAAAGAACCCTATTATTCTTTTCAATCATGACTATGATCGACCTATCGGTCGTGCTACCGGGATGAAAGCTGGTCCTAATGGTCTGGAGTTAGAATGCAAAATCAGTAAAAATGCCCCCGGCAATGTTGCTGAACTTGTTAAAGACGGTGTTCTTGGAGCCTTTTCTGTCGGTTTCAGAGTCAAGGATGCTGATTATATTAAAGAAACCGATGGACTTATGATTAAGGATGCTGAGTTATTTGAGGTATCG